CGTCGCGATTGAGCGCACGAGGAAGCGCGTGGTAAAGAGAGTCTCTTCTGATTTCTCTGTTTTCACAACGTCCCTCGAAACCGTCGCAGTTGGAGTAGTCTACTCCGCTGCCACAAGCTTCTTTTCATACTATGATTGGATGGCCCTAGTTCCCGAATCTGCCTTAGATAACGAGTATTTCCAAATGCTCGCTTTCTGGTGGTACAAGGATTCACTTCGTGCCAGTGCCAAACGTATTATGATTGGCTTGATTGTGTTCCCGGTGTTTGTTTTCCTAGTGTTTGGATGGCTGTTAGCCCTACCATGCGTTTTATGGAGCTTATACCAATACGCTTTCATTGCTTCATCCGTCAAGCGCGATTTGCTTGACAACTTGAGGAAGCGCGGCAGAGTCTTGCCCGAATGTGCTCGTCACATGCGAGATTCGTATGCCAAAACCATTTGTGGATCCGTCCTTGCTATTGGAGCCCTTTACGCTTTTGTGAAGGCCTACAAAGCTTGGCGTGATCTCAAATTGGAACAAGGTTCGCTTGAGCCTACCTCTTTCGCAGAGGTGAAAAAGCGTGATGCTGAAAAGAACATTTGGGCCACTGTGTCCCAACGTGCTCTCAGTGTCACAGAGCGTAGCAAATGCATTGTCACCTCAGAACTCTTAAATCTTGTCAAAAAGAACCTTTTCTATGGTTCTATTGACTGCGGTAATAGACGTATGATGGTGAATGGTCTTTTCTTGAAATCCAATGTTGTTGTCATTCCCAACCACTACTTTGTGGAAGGAGATGTACTCAAGGTTACATTTTTTGGAAAGAATCCCGATGCTATTGGTGGAAAGTTCGATGCCCTCATCCAGAGGCAGAACTCCTACCACATCCCCAACACGGATCTCAACATTTGTTACTGCGCCAACGGTGGATCTTTCGCTGATCTCACTGACTATCTTCCACTGTCCAATATGGGCAGTGTACCCTTCGAACTTGTTTGGAGGAAAAAGGATGGTGAGTTGATTGAAGCCAAAGGTCTCGGTAGAGGCTGCAGTACCACAAATACAGTTGCAGATTTCGACGGAGGTGAATATGTCAATCTTGACATCGACACCTTCGACGGTATGTGTGGGGCTATCTTGGTTTCGCAAACCAAGGGAGTCGCTATTGCTGGTATCCACCTAGGTGGTATCGCGAAGACCCCTAAAGGATGCTACGGATTGTTAACTCAGTCTGCAGCCCTTCAGGGCATCGAGTACATCCAGAAATTGGAGGGAAACCTCATTACTGGATCTGGTGGAAACTTTACGCCCCAAATTCTTGGAGTGGACATCTTAACAAATGTTCCTCTTCATCCAAAGAAGGCTATTAACTATCTGCCCGAAGGCTCCCAAGTCCAGTACTATGGAACCTGTACCGGTGACGCTATGTCCACTAAGTCCGATGTTCGGGTAACCCCGATTTCCGAGCACTTGATGGACGTATGCGAGTCGCCCAATTCGTGGGGTCCCCCCAAAATGAATCCTGACTGGTTCGGGTGGCAGACTTGTCTTGCCAACCTTTCCTGTCCGGCTAGGGAGTACCCTTGTGATCTATTGCGCATTGCTGTGCAAGATTACAAAGCGCCTTTGATTGAGCTTATCAACAGAACGCCTGAGTGGCGTAGTATGATACCTCTCACTGATGCGCAGACTATTAATGGTATTACTGGACGCAAGTTCATTGATGCCATCAATATGTCCACGTCTATCGGATATCCCTTGTCCGGTCCTAAACGCAACCATGTTGTTGAATTGGAACCCACCGAGGAATTTCCGTGCAATCGTACGTTCACCCCTGAAATTTGGGCTGAAATCGAACGATCTAGGGAGCTTTATGCTCAAGGTCGTCGTGCGTACAGTATTGCAAAGGCGTGCAAGAAGGATGAAGTCCTTCCCATAGCCAAAGAGAAGTGTCGCATCTTCTATGGTAACAGTATTGCTCTCACGTTCTTTGTGAGAAAGTACTTTCTACCTATTGTGCGCTTCATGCAGATGAACCCTCTGCTTACTGAATGTGCTGTTGGCATCAATTGCCACTCTCCGGAGTGGGAAGAGTTTGCTAAACACATCGAACGTTTCGGTAAGGAAAGAGGTTTCGCTGGCGACTATGGAAAGTATGACCAACGTATGCCTGCTCAACTCATTGAGGCTTCGTTGCGTATCTTGATTGACTTGGCTAGTGCTTGTAACTATTCCGAGGATGATATCAATATGATGCGTGCGATTGCCGGTGATATTGTGTTTGCGCTCATTGCATACGATGGTTGTCTTATTGGACTTACCACTGGTACCCATATCAGTGGAAACTCCCTCACCGTCATCCTTAATGGTATTGGCGGATCCCTTAACCTGAGGTGTGGATTTTACACTTTCTATCCTACTCAGAGTTTTGCGCTCCGTACTCCATTCCGTGATGCCGCCGCTATGATGACGTATGGTGATGATAATATCGGATCTGTCCACCCGGACTATCCGGAATTCAACATCAAGAATCTTTCCATTTTCCTTGGTGAATATGGTCAGATTTACACCATGCCGGACAAAACGAGTGAACTCGTAGCATACATGAATTTGGATGATGCGGAGTTTCTTAAACGTCAGTCCGTCTATCATGCGGCCCTGGGTCAACGTGTCGGTGCACTTGATGAAGCCTCGCTTTTCAAGAGTTTGCACTGTGTGTTGCGTCCTAAGAAGTCTCCCCTAACCATGGAGGAGGCTTGTGCCCAAAATATTGATGGAGCCATTTACGAGTGGTTTAATCATGGGCCTAGTGTGTATGAAGAGCGTCGTAAGCAAATGAAAGAAGTTGCCCAACGAGCTGGAATTGCACACATGTGCCTTCGGCTGAATGAATCCTACGGGGAGCATGCGGCTGAATGGCACACAAACTACAGCGCCTAGACGGCGCACCTTTTGGTTTTGCACTTAAAACCTTCGGATGATTTTCCCGTAAAACCATAAGTGTTCAGGAGTATTGATTACCGCACTCCCTGAGGCTGGCTACTTGCCTCGGGCGTCTAGTGTAGGCTTACTCCTTAGACTGTATTAAGTTATTCAGCTTAGAGCTTGTCACTCAACAAAAGAAAGCTGCCTGCGTACAATGATACTCGTACGCAACGTGTAAAATTAACTGTATTACTACTTCCCCAAATAAACTTTTTAATGTAAATATGAATCAAGCAGATCAGAAAGCTAACATTGTCGACTTTACGGACCAGACCCCTGGTGCGAGTTATGAAGTCATTAGTCAACCGGACGAGACCTTTCGTTCGGCCCAGAAATGGGACGCTACTTTGGATGAATTTTTCTCACGTCCTGTCAAAATTGCCACGTACTCTTGGCAAACTGACAATACCGTGTTTCAAACTTTCAATCCATGGACATTGTTCTTTACTAATCCGCGTGTTATCAATAAAATTGTAAATTATAACCTGTTGCGCTGTAAGCTCAACGTGAAGGTCGTCATCAATGGAAATGGATTTCATTTTGGTCGACTGATTATGTCGTATATTCCTTTGGACACTCAGGATAATATGACTGTGGATCGTGGATTCTTCATCCAAGATTGTATCGCAGCTTCTCAGCGACCGCATATCTATATCGATCCCACCCATTCCCAAGGAGGACAACTCAAGCTTCCATTTTTCTTTTATAAGGATGCGATGAGTGTTCCCGAAGAGGATTGGGACGACATGGGCACGTGTGTTATCCACACACTTGCCGGTCTCCGGCACGCTAACCTAGTAGCTGATACGTTAACTATTAGTGTTTTTGCGTGGGCCGAAGATGTGGAATTAGCTATCCCAACAAGCTCTGAACCAGGTTCTCTTGTTGCCCAATCAGGTAATGAGCCAGACACTCTGGATGAGATTTGGGACCTTAGCCAACACCTAGATGGTGATGGCCTCCACATACTGAGTCTGTGTAATACACCTCCGCAAATTGATTTAGTACTTCACGCACTAGCCAAAGATACTGATGGCTTTATGTATGATATCGAAACTCAAGAAGCGCAGTTTGTTCGCAGACTCGTGAAAATTCCAGTTGAAGCACGTGAAATGCTGTTTTCAATTTCGCTGGATACTTTCGCAAACCTGGAGCCCTTACCACCTCTCTCTTCCTATGCAAAGAAGAAGAAGAGCGTAGCTCCTCCCGATTATCAAAAACAAAAAGATGATTGGAAACCCGAGGTAACCAAATACAAAGGCCGCCGGGGCTTTGGACCTCAAAGTGGAGATGAATATGGAAAAG